TCCAGATCCCCAAAGAAGCCCTTGAGCGCACCATCAATCGCCGCGTTGTTCACCTTCTCCATCTCCTCATGCACCTTGGCAATGGCCGCCGCTGCCAGCTCGGCTGACAGCGCAAACTGCGAGCCCTGGACAAGCTCGATCTCGGTGAGCATGTCGTTGTATTTCTTCATCGGGTCGGCCATGTTCGCGAACTTCTTGGCGCTTTCGTCCATCTGGGCGTCCATCTTTGCCAGCTGCGCCAAGATGTGCTCACGGGCCTTGAACTGTTCCTCATCGCCCTTGATGGCCTTGGCGATTCCTTCCTGTTGCTTCTTGAGCGAACCGGACTCGGCGGCCTTGGCCATCTTCTCATCAAGCTCGGCCAGTTCCTTCTTGAGCTTGATCTGCTGCAAGACCGTCTCGGTGATCTTCTTGTTTGCCTCCAGAATAGCCGGAGCGCCGGAGTCGTCCGTCATCTTTCCCACGGTCAAGTCGCCAGACTTTGCATTCCCGGCAAGGCTGGTCTGGTGGTAAGCCTTCTGCATCTCGACTGAGAGCTTGTCGGCTTCCTCGCGCTGCATTGCTTCCTGCGCGGCCAGCGTATCAATCTGGACCTGCAGTCGCTTCTTCTTGGCCTCGTCGCCTTCCCCGATGCGGGCAATCTCCATCTGGATTTTGCCGATTTCCTCCCAGCCCTTCACAATGTCCTCGGTAGTCTTGTTGATTTCCTCGAAATGCTTGCGGATGCCCTCGATGGCGTGCTCGACCAATGCGGAGCCGGAGCCCACGCCAAACGCCGCCATGAAGCCGTGAGCGAGGCGCGCGCCGGAAAACTTCTTCTCGATGTGCTCGATGGTGTGGTTGACGGACTGCTCCATTGACGTGCCGTGCGAGCGCGTGGCTTTTTCGGCCTTGTCCAGCTCGGACAGGAATTGAACCGCATCGGCGCGGAGCGTGGCGTTGAGTGTGCCGATTGATTTGTTCATGCGGTGACGACCCGAGCGAGGGCCTTTGAATTGGTTAGGCTGTGGTCGATGCTTTGCGCCATTGCCTCGGCAGCGGCGTCCGCGCCCATCATTACGGCAGGCCGGAGGAAAGGCTTTGCGGGCACGGTGCCATTAGAAGCACCAACCCCCTTGCGCAGATTGCTGCCGTGCTTCGCGGTGGCGTGCCCATACTCCACGAGGTGCGCGTAGTTGGCCGGCTTGTCCGCGCCGAGTGCCCCGCGAAACTTCTTGGCCGCGCCGGAAAGAGCCGCGCCGTTGACGTAGTAGCCGCGATCCGGCCCGATAATGGAATAGGCCGTCCCGTTCTCCTTGTTCACCTTGACCGCGTGCGTGATGCTTTCGCGGAGCGAGCCGGACAGGACCGGGGCCATGCGCTTCGCCGCCGTGACGATGGGGATGGCCCCGGCGTCAACCGCCTTGGACAGAATTGACGCGCGGATTTCTTCCCGCAGGCCGGAGAGGGCCGCGCACATTTCGGCAACGCCGGAAAACTTGATGGTGTTTTTAGGCATTTTCGGGCGCGTATTTGGTCGGACGACCAGGGGCTCTCCGACGCGGGCCAATAATCCCGACAATAATCCCTTTAGGCAGGTTATTGAGGTCAACCTTGTAACCGATCGAATTACGCAGATTTCCCTTGCCGGTGGGCGCATACGCCTTCGCGCGATCGGCAATGATCTTAAGCGGACGCTCCATCGCCTTTGCAACGCAATCGTTAGCGAAGTCACCAGCAAGACCGGTGAGGTCAACCAGCTCGGAATTGATTGTGATTTTAGTCGACATCTGTTTTTAGGCTCGCAGAGCCCTCCGCGACAAGGCGCTTAAAGAACGCTTCTCCAACTTTCGCCCCCTTGCGTTTGCGTGCGCGTCGTCCAGATCGTCCTCCCATGAAGTCATCGGCAGTGAACGCGGAAGATCCTCGCTCTCGGTTGCAATTGGCGATGAGGGCCATGAGGGAGGCAAATCGACGGTCCTGCCGGCGCTCGCGGAGCTTCCAGGCGGCAACGATTGCGGCGTATTCATCGGGGTGGCAGCTGGAGAACTCGCTGCGGGTTAGTCCAAGCTCGACGCGGGCGAAGGCGATTGCGTCGAGCCATCGGCGTTTTTTGGGTCAGTGTCCTTCTCCAGCAGTTTGTTGATGACGGCGGCGAACTCCTCGCCCCGCTCCGGAGGGACGAAGCGGGCCAGATGCTCCGGCGTTGGAAACGCCATGGCATCATCAGGAACGAGCGATGCCCAGAGCATCGTCACCAGCGTGGCGTAGCCGCCCTCGGGTTTCAGCCGAATGCAGCCAAGGCGATAAACCGCCGCATTGCTCCAAGCAACGTGGCGGGTCTTGTCCAACTTGACGGGGATAGGTGCGTCTTTCATGGCTATCAGGTGGGCGTGTTGCCGTCGCTGATTTCGAGTTGCAGGGTTGCCTTGCGGGCACCCTTAACCGGATTCTCCCAGCTGATCGTGATAATCGCGTTGAACTTGTAGGCGGCGGTGTAACCCGCGCCCTGATAGCTGAACGGCTGCACGGTTCCCTGCGAGGCCGTCAGGAACGCGTGGACAGGGTTGGACTCGTCCCAGACAACCGGGATGGAGATCTTCGGCGCTTTCTTGATGCCGGTGATCTTCTCCTCGTAGTTGTTCGGGCTGTCGTGCGTGGTCACGTCGATCGAGTCGATTTCAAAGGGGGCGAAGTTGAAGTCGCCCACGGACGGAACGGTCTGCCAGGTCACGTTTTTGACCTGCAGGACTGCGCCTTTGGCTGCGTTTTTGCTCATGGTGTTCTAGTGGTTGATTGTGGGTTGACTGGCGGAATGGTTACTTGGCCACGCCCGAGGTGAGCGGCTGGAACTTCATTTGCGTGGCGCTGATGGCGATGCCGGCGATGGTGACGAAGTTGGTGGCCACGTTATCGGCAGCGGTGTTGGTGAAGCCGCCCGAGGTCGGACTGCCCCAAATCGTGTCACCTGCGGCAACGCCGGTTAACCCGTGCGTGTAAGCCGGGTCTTGTAGGACGGCCACGACGCGCTGGCCGGCGGCGGCGTTGGCGGCAGCGACGGCGGTAGGGACGGCCACGCCGAGGCCGGTTGCGGTGCTGGCGAGCTGCCAGAGGTTCGTTGCGTCGAGATAAATAGACTGGCCGGCAGTGATGGCCACGCCAGCGTTGTAAATCTGGTTGATGACCGCGGCGGATGAAAAGCGGACGTTTGCGGGAGTGACTGCGTTAGCTGACATGTTGGTTTAGGAGTTGAGGTTAATTAGTCGGATCGTGGAAAAAACGGGCCTCTATCATCAGGTGATGGGCGTCGGCCTCGGGCTCGTATTGATCGCGCTGGCCCTCGATCGTCAGCTTGGAGCCGTCAGCAAGTGCCGTGACGGATTGAAGCGAGGCGACGATGGCCTTGCGTGCGTTGCGGGCGGCGTCGTAAGTCGCCGCATAGATTGAGAACTGGTAAAGCGCGTCCTCAAACTGGCCGGAGTCGTTGTGCGTGGCGTCAAATGTTCCGGCGACGAACTGAAATACGACAAACGGAAGTGCCTGCCCGTCCGGTGCGCGGTTCGGGTAGATAGGGACAATCCCCGTCGCCGGCAGGCTGATTCCAAGCGCGGCCAATACGGCGGTATCGCCGGAAAGCTGCGCAAAGATGGATTCGGGGAGTGCCATAGGTCAGTCTAGTGGCAGACGGCGCTTAGCGCGCAGCCGCTGGTAAATAGCAATTGAGCCGGCTACGATGGCCACGAGGGCGGCGAGGACACGCAGGCCCCAATCAATTTGCTCCTGCCATTGGGAAAGCGCCGCCGCGCCAGCAGAGACGATGGCCAGAATATCAGAGAAAAGGTTGAGTTTCGGCGTGCTCATTTCTTTTGCGGTTTAATTCCCGACTTGGCCCAAGAGTTCATGCGGACGAATGTAGCCATGTGCTCGGCGTCGATCTGCCAAGCGCCGTCCTTGAAAGTGAAACCGGCATCGCGGGTGACAGCCGGCGCGAACGCCTCGCCGTAAATGTCGGCCAGCGCGTTGAAGCGATCGCGGAAATGCGGCGTCACGATGAAGCCGCCCTTGACTGCGGACAGTATGCCGGAGGTCTGTTCGCCGCCGTCAAAGCTGGCCTGCGTGGTCTGCACGGTTTCAGGCGCGACGGTGGAAGCGCAGCCGCAAAGCAGCGCGAGACAGGCGGCAAGGATGAGTGCGCGCGGGTTCATTCGGCGGCGTCCTTGCGGAGTTGGTCGAGGTCGCCAGTCGTCAAGGAATCCTTGACTACTGCGGAAGCGGCGTCCGCTTCGGCGGCGTCCCGTTTGCCGGCGGCGTTGGCCTGCATTTCCGGCGTGTTATCGCGTTCGGCCTGAGCGTTGCGCCCGGTGACGAGCGCCCACGCCAGTTTTAGGCCGGTGCCGATGATGGAGAGAATGCCCATGTTAAGCGGCGGGGTGCGTCTGCTTGTAAACGGCCAGCCCGTTTTTCAGGCCCAGCGAGAAGTTGAGGAGGATCTTCTGAACGTCGGGGTTGGTCGCGTTGACCACCTTCACGCCGTAGTATTGCTGGTATTCCACGACGGCCAACGAGAGGGCATTCGCAATGAGCGCCTGAACGTCCGGCGACAGTTTCAAGTCGGCCTTCGTGTTGAGTAGCGCGATTGCCCCGCCGATGTTCTCCGGCGTCAGGTCGCCAACGGCCAGCGCAACAGGGATCGCGTCCGCCAGGATGCCGACTACCGGCGCGTAGTCAGGATTCTTCGCCAGCACGAGCGGAACCGCCCCTTGCGCCAAAGGAGAAACGATGTCGGCCACGGTCTTGACGACGGCGGGCGAGACGGATTTAGAGCCGTCAGCGGCGGTCTGGCAGCCGGCAAGGGCTGCAAGGGCAAACAGACAAAAAAGCGAGCGGAAGTATTTCATGGGATCAGGCGGCGGGAGTTGCGGGTGCGGGCGACTTGGGCAAAAGAAGCGGCGGGATGCCGTTCGTATTAAGGTAGAGGAGCGCCTGTTTCAGCGCACCGAGGGAGCCGACAACGAGGACGGTATGCATCAGGCCAGGGGTTCCGCCCTGCCCTTCCACGCTACCAAGGCCGGTGCCGAGGACTGCGCCATGCGCGAAACCCTCGATTGCGTCGTGCAGGATGCCCCATGCCCAGTTGAGGAGTGCGGTTGTGTTCATAGGTTTGAAACTTCGATGATGCCGGATCGGTTCGGATAAAGCGGGAGGGCGATGGACTGGCCATTCTGCGACTCGGAAACGAAAACGCCGGCATCGGTCATGGTGGCCATGATGGCGTGATACCCGCCGGCCATTACGTCGGCCCACGTCACGGAAGCGGAAACGGTGAGGCACGCCGTGAGCGGAGCCGCCTTGATTCCGGCCTTTGCCGCCATCATGCGCAGGGTGAGGTCAACCGCGTTCACGAAATCCTCGCAGTCGAAGCTCTCGGCGGTGTAGCTGACGCCCTGCTTGGCGAGTGCGGCCAGCGTGTAGGCAATGGCGCCCGACAGGGCGGAAGCCGGAACCGCGATGAATTGCGAGTCCTTCGCCGGCTCAACCGAAACGTGCGGCGACTGGCGGGCAATTTCGGCGGTGAAGTCGCCAAGGGAAACAAGCGTGCGCGGACCCGCCGGCCACGCCGGAAGCGCGCGGAGAATCACGTCGTCATTCTTGAGGACTGCGAATCTCATGGGGCGGCATCCTTCGCGGCGTCAGCAGCGGCCTGCGCCTTGGCTGCATCGGCGGCAACCTTCGCAGCCGCAATCTCCGCGTTAATCGCAGCGACGGTGGAGGCGGAAAGATTCACGGTGATCCACTCAGCGGCGAACTTGTCACTGATGATAGTGCCATCTTGCAGGCTGACGACTTGGCGCGGGATTACCTGCAAAACAAGTGAGCCGTCCGCAGCCGGGTCAGCCTGAATCCGCCCCACGGTCACGGTGGTGGTGACGCCGCCTGATTTCGTATCTGCCGAGAGGACAAGCTCGGCGGCTGGCATAGTCGAGGCAGCGACGAGCGCGACCGCAACGGCGATGATGTTCAGGATGATGTAGTCGAGTTTGTTTTTCATGGGTAGAAATTAAAGGAGCAACCAGCTAGTCCCGTCCGAATACACCATGCGCTTAACCGAGCCCCCGCCCGTTGGCGCGGTGCCGAGGCCGGTGCCCGCTGCGTTGGTGGCATCGCTCACGCCGACGATGCCGTAGGGCGTGGAGGAGGCGGCAGGGAGACTGGCGACGGTGTAGGATTTATGGACGATGGGCGCCGCCGCCGTGATTCCCGTAGTCGTCAGCGTCAGCGCGGTCGTTCCGCCGTTCGTGCCGATGATGGTGTTATTGCCGGTGGTCGCGGTGAACAGGCCCGTGCCGGAAGCGATGGTTGCTCCTGCCGTGATGGAGCCGCCTGCGAAGATATTTCCGCCGCCGATGCCGACCGAGGTTGCGGCGGTGCCGTTGCCCACGACGACAGCGCCGAGGAGCGAGGTCGAGGCGGAGGTGGTGCTGGTGATTGCGACATTGCCCGTGCTGGCGGCGATGGACATGCGCTTAATGTCGTTCGTCGAGAATACCATGTTCCCGGAGTTCTCGTTGATGACGGTGTCCCCGGCTCCTGCGCCGTAAACCCCCGAGGCGGTGTAATACATTTCCGTATGTCGGCCACCGGCTGAGTCGAGGCTGCGGTGTCCGGCGTTGCTGGTAGCATCAAAGGCTTTTGCCGCGAAGGAGGTCGTGCCGGTGGAGGTTTTGAAAATCTGCGTGTTGCCGTCGCTCACATCCAGCCACGGGGAAGCGAACGCACCGGCACCAATCTTGATGTTAGAGAGCGCGTCGCTGTTGCCTGCCCCCCAGATGCCGCCGTCGATGGTGCCAGCGGAGCCGGTGAAAAGCGTCCCCATGCTCCATCCACCCGCGCTGGCTTTGAACGTCATGGTGCCACCGTTACCGTTGAAGCTGATGGGGCGGGAGGTGCCGATGGCGAGCGTGTTGGTGGCGACCTTGTAGAAGGTTTCGTCTGTGCCGGTGCCGAGGGCGATTGGGCCTCCAAAGTAAGACGGTCCGCCCGCATTGCCGCTCAGGCCGACGTTGGAGCCGACTACAAGTGCGCCGGTCGTCGTGGAGGTGCTGGCGGTCGTCGCGCCAAAAGTCAGCGTGCCAGCCGCAGAGCGATAGATCGTAGCATCCGTGCCAAACCCGATGCCGCCCGTGCTCGTCGTGTGCGAGGCGAGTTGCAGGCGGCCGTTCGCGCTGTCGGTTGCCGTGCCGAGGAGGATGCTGCCGTTTCCGTTGACACGGAAAAGCGGAGATACGTCGTCAGCGGTAGTAACCCGCATCGCGTAATCGGTCGAGTTCGTCCCCGCCATAATCCGCAAGCCATAAGCCTGCGAAGCCGTCAGGCCGGACTGGATTAAGATGGTGTTCGCGTTGCTCGTGCCGTTGACGGTTGTTTTGCCAAGCAAAACGCTTCCCGTCCCGGTCGGCGCTACGTTGACGTTCTGGCTCCCGCTGCCCGCGTTGAGCGTCAGGTTCGTCGCGGCGGGGGCGGTGATCGACGTGATGCCCGTCAGGTTCGTATTGAGCCGAGCATCAGGCAGCGTGCCGAGGGTCAGCTTTGAAGCTGAGAGCGACGTGAGCCACGAAGGGTCGACGTAGCTACCTAACGTGAGCGCAACCGGGTCCGTGATGCCGTAGCCCGAGAGGGTTGTCGGCAGTCCAGTGATGCCGGAATACGGGACGGCGGTCGCCGTGATCGTGCCGGAACCGGATGCGGACAGCGACTTGCCGGAGCCGATAACCAAAGATTCCGTGATCGCGTTTGTCCCGTCCGTGACCTTCTGCACGTTTTTGTTGACGGTTTGAGCGGACAAAGCGACCGCGAGAAATAGGAATGCGAAAAGGTTTTTCATGCTGGGTAAGTGCTCTTGAAGGTGGTCCAGGCCGCGCCGTTCCAGATGAGTTCGAGGGCGGCAGATGCGCCGGAGGCGTCGGAGGACAGGTCAAACATCAAAGTCCCGCCCGCCGTCAGGTTGCGGACCTGCGCGCGGATGCCCAAAACAGCAGGGAAAATCAGCGAAAGGTTCATCACTGCGCCGGGGGTTGAACCGGCAGCCAGGATCAAGTTGCGCGTCGAGGCCGCGCCGGAGAACGTCACTTGCGCGGTGTTGTAGCCGTTGGCCGATGCGGCGATTGCCGTGTCGCCAGAGGCGTTCGCGTAGGCCGTGAAAGACGCAAAAATGGTGCCTGGAGGTGAGCCGCCAGTGGTCGCACTGGTCGATTGGTTGAAGGCGCGGCACTCCAGATCCAAGAAATGACGCCGGCCAAGCTCGGATGAGTTGACGATCTCGTAAGTGTCATCCCCATGAACAATCCGCTGCATCGGGCCAACGTCGTTGCGGTGCCGGATGCGAAACCGCACCATAGCCAAATTGTTCTTGGCGTCCTCAACCATCAGCCGCGAGCCGGTCAACGACGTTTTCGAGGCCCAGACCGTAGCGAAGGATGCCCACGCGCGCAACGGCTCGCCAAGCGCGGACTGCGTGACCACAGTGGCCAGCAACGAAACGCGCCGGTCCAGCTTGCCGGGATTGTTGGCGCTGTTATCGCGCCGGCTGGAGTATTTCGCCTGTAGGCTCATGCAACGTGCGCGGTGCGCCAATGGTCCATCATGTTCGCCAAGTGAAACGGCAGCTGAACGGCGCTGTCAGAGTCGCCGGTTGGCAGATGGTTTTCATACCAGTGGGAAGTCAGCCAAAGAATCGCCATGCGGATTTCTTCGGGAACGTCCGTTGCGTTGACTCCAAAGCCTGCCGTAAACGTGATTTGCAGCGCGTTCGGGAATGTGCCGAAGTCCGGCCAGCTGCCGCCATCATTTAGCCAGAGCCGCCCCTGCCCAGCCGTGTCGCCCACGCTGCCAACGGTGTAATTGGCTGGGTCGAAAGTCTGTAGCGTGCCCGCCGAATCCAGATACTTGAACGATGAGACATCCTGGAGCGGCGAACGCCCGAGATACAGTTCGCGGCCCGCAGTCGGGAGCATCGCGTAAGCCGAGACAGACGACATGGCCAAGCCGAAGCCCATACCCATGCCGTATTGCGGGGCGCCCGGCGGCAGAAGGTCGTAATCGCAGCGCCATGTCTGCGTGATGAGCGAAAGGCCGGTCGTGCGCTCGAAATGCCGGCGCGCGGCCTTGATGATGAGCGT